GGCCAGGAACTTCTCGAACGCGGGCGAGCCCTTCAGGCTGGTACCCCAACTCGCGAACTTCCCCGTGATGGACTGCATCCGCCCGGAGATATCGTCCATGTGCGGCAGGAACGCGCCGATCACACCCGCCATGCCCTTGAAAACATTCCCAAAGCCGATGCCCAGGCCCTCGATCGCAGGTTTCACCGACTTCTCGAGGTCGTCCTTGAAGCCCCTCCAGAACGGCGTCTTCAACTCCTTCGACGCCCGGTCCCCCAACCCCTGGATCGCATCCGACGCCTGCAGCACAAACGGCGTCAGACCAGGCAGGGCCCGCTTCATCGCGTTCAACGCCCGCGTGAAGATAGGCATGACCGCAGGCTGCAGGGACTTCGACCAAGCACTGAACGCATCCCGCAAGCCCAGGTAGGCGTCCATCGTGTCCCGCGCCGCCGGCGTCAGCTTCGCCAGCTCAGCCTCGTACTTGGCCTGCGCGATCGCCGCCTGATCCACACCGCCCGCCGCCGACAGCGACGCCGACTGGATCTGCCGCTGCGCTGATGCCACCGCATCCGCGGCGTTCTGCTGGGCGACAGCCACGTTCGCCGTCGCCTCACCGACCCGAGCCTGCGCATCCGCGACCTGCCGGGCCGTCTCCACCTGCGTGCGGGCCGCCTCCTGCTGGGCGTCCTTCACCGCCCGCGCCCGGTCAGCGACCGCACGCTGGGATTCCGCGACCCGCTCCTGCGCGGTACGCACAGTGTCCGAGCCTTCGACCCCGGCCTTGTTCGCTGCCGCGGTCTCCGTCTTCAGCCGGGCCGTCTCAGTCGTCTGGTCCTTCAGACGCTGCACGGCCTGGTCGTAGGCGAGGATCGCCTTCTGCTTCTCCAGCTCGGTCGCGTTGGCGTTCTGCAGCACCTTGTCGCGTTCGATCGTCGCTTCCTTCAGCGCGATCTCCGCGTCCCGCTGCGACAGCACCGAGTTGTCGAGGCGGGTGTTGAGATCCTCCAGCTCCAGCGCGGCCCGCTTCCGGGCGTCCGACAGGTCTTCCTGGGCGCGCCGAGCATCACGCTGAGCGTCCGCGAGGGACCGCTCAGCGTCCTGCACCCGCCTGGCCGCTTCCTGGTTACGCTGCGCCGCCTGCGCGACCGCATCCGCCGCAGCCTGCTTCGCCTGCTTCACCTGCGCCTGAGCCTGCGCGACCTGCCGGGCCCCATTGCGCTCCGCCGTCGCGAGCGACTGCTGCGCAGACGCCATCTGCAGCGCCTTAGACGCGGCCTGCGAGTTCGCCTGCCCGCCCTGATAGGAAGCGTTCGTCGCCGCATCCTGAGCGGCCTTCTGCGCCTGCAGCGCCGACCCGATCCCCTTGAACGCCGGGATCGCGACCAAGCCGACCGCGCCGATCCCCACCGCAGCAGCAGCACCCGCAGCAGCAATCGCCCCCAGACCAGCCGCGACCACCGGAAGCGCCGGAATGATCGCAGGCCCGAACGTCAAGGCCACACCCGTAAGCAGGTTCAGATTCGCAGCCGCCGAGCGGGTGTCGACATCAACATTCGCAGTACGGCCGTCCAGCCGGTTCACCTGCGCCTGAAATGCCGCCAACTGCGCAGCAGCAGCACCCGCATCGACACGGACAGCAACATCCGCGTCCGACGCCGAAAGCTGCTGCAGCCGAGCCTGCAACTGCCCAATCGCCGCATTCGCGGTCGCCGTCGACACGTCGATGCCGATGCGAGCATCAGCCAGCGCCCGCATCTGCGCCCGAATCTGATAGATCTCCCGCTCGGCATCCGAGGCGTCGGCTCGCAGCCGCACCTCAGGCAGAGCGGCCAACGCCGCTTCCAGAGTCGCCTTGAACGAACGGCCGAACGTAGACCCCGTCGAACGCCCCTGCCGCGCAGCCGCCGGTTGTGCCTGCTGGCCGCCCCGGTTGATGCCCTGCACGAATGCGTTCGCGACATGTGACGTCAGGTAGCGGCCGATGACGCGGCCAACCTCATCGCCGACCTCGTTAGCGGCCGGCACCAGCTGGTTCTGCAGCCGCTGCCGCACACCCTGCGCATTGGGGACGACATCGACCTCGACGGAACCAACGGAGATGGCAGGCACCGGGAGCCTCCTCCCAGCGCCCTACGCGGCGCCTCCATGAATGAGCTCGAACAGCCTGTTCGCTGACTGGTCTGTGAGCTGAGCTTTCGTCTTCTTCGGTCCTGCGCCCGGCCGGCGCATCGGCTCTGGGGCCTCAGGCCGCTTCGACTTCTGCTCGATGTTCACGCACTGCAACACCCACTCAATCCGGCGGGTTGCGTCTACGTTCGCGGCAACGAGCTGCTCCAGCTGCGACCAACGCCCCTTCTCCGGCTCACCCTTCTCTGCCTGCTCGGCCAACACCCCCGGGGGCATGGCGTTACGCATCGCAGTCCAGGTGGCGGACTCAGGTGGCAAGTGCTGGATGAGGACCCGCAGGCGCCGCCAGGACAGTGCGCCGCGGTGCACGTCCAGTAGGTCGACGCCGTTGTAGTAGCGGAGTAGGTCCGCTTCTAGCGCCTCCGCGTGCGTCGCGGCGACGTGGCGGGTCCACGCGAGTTTCCCTGACTCTCACCGCCCTGCCGTGTGGCGTCGTCGATGAACTCGCCGAACTCCGTGTTGGTGGGGTCGATCTCCCAGAACAGGTCGAGATCCTCTGGGTGCAATACGAGTTCCACGAAGGCACGGATCTGGCCCTGCGCGAGAAGGGACTGCCAGGACGCACGCCACTCGCTCGGCGGCATGATCTGCAGTTCCTCGCCACACAGCGAGGCAGTCACGTAGCCATCGGCCTCGATCTCCTGGGCCTCGGCGGGTGTGACATCCGCCTCGACATCCTCGGCCGTCTCGTGTCGGGTTGTGGCGGGACGGGATGCGGCTCGTGCCCCGCTTCGGGGCTTCCTGCTGGTGGTGGACTTGCGTGGTGTCGTAGCCACGGCGCGGGCTCCTTCTCTCTACGGCGCGGGCGACAAACAGAGGTGGGCGGGCCGGGCCCGCGCCAACGGTGGACAGCCCCGAAAGACTGCCGACGACCCGCCCACCCGTCTCAGGACCCGGTGTACGCCGCCGTCTCCGGCACCCGGTCGAAGTGGTAGACCGTGTTCCCCGACGCATCCGGGTAGGCGGTGATCGTCCACTCGAAGCCGGCGATCTCGTCCTGCTTGTGGGACACGTCCGAGCGCTCGGTGATCTCACCCTCCGGCACGTAGAAACCGCGCTGGAAGGAATCACCGTCCAGGACGACGAACCAGAACGCCCGCCGGTCCGGCTCCGGCGACGCGGTCTCCGCGAAACTGGTCAGACCCGCCGTCGGCGTCAGATCCGCCGCATCCACCCGGTACTGCAGCGACTGCACGATCACACGGCCCGTCTCCCACACCGTCAGCCCGAACGTGCGCAGCGAGCTGGTGATGGTGGTGCGGATCGGGGACGTGAACCCCCACGGCGTGAAGCTCTGGGAGTCCTCGTCGAAGCCCTGCGTCAGACCGTCCTCGCTGATGGCGCCCAGCGGCGTCCACGGAGCCAGCGGCTGCACCGCCGGATCCCCCGGCGACGACGTACCCAGAGGAGCGCACCACCCTCCGCCGTTCGCTCCCACCTCAAGCAGGTCAGATGCACGTGTGATTTGAACCATCGGTTGGCCTCCAGAAATGCGAAACCCCGCACGCGGCGGGGTTGTTTGGGGATGGGCTTGGCGCGGGCCAGACCCGTCTGGAGACCAGTCGGATCAGAGCATTCGGGTATCTCGTGTGCGCAGCAGGAAAGCGAGGAGTGGGTCATCGCACTTGGAGCTGTTGCAGCTCAAGCAAGCAGGCGCAAGGTTCATCCACTCACCTGACCCACCACGTGCAACTGGGACGATGTGGTCTACGGACTGCATCGGTACACCACAGTAGGCACATGGATCATTGGCGATGATGAACACGTACTCAAGCGACTCGGGAAACTGCTTCCAATCCGCGCCCTGACTTCGCCGGATGACGTTCCGAGCACGCCTGTAGTGGTTCCAGTAGGCCTTGTTGGCGCGGTACCAACTGTTCCACCGTTCGCGGCGCTGCTCTTTCGTCATTCGTTCCCAGCGTGCGCGGTCGATCTCGCGGCGGCGCTCCCTGTACGCCGGTCGACGCTTGGTGCCCGTGGCGGCCTTTCGCTCCTTGTTCTTGGCGTACCAAGCGTCGTCGCGGGCCTTGCGCTTCTCTGGGTTGTTGCGCTGCCACGTCTTCGCGATCTCGCTTGAGCACGGCTTGCAGTAGCTGCCATACCCGGACTTCTTGCTGCGGTCCTTGCGGAACTCAGTGATCGGCTTGACGGTGTCGCACCGTCTGCAGAGCTTGTCCATCCCCACCCATTCTGTAAGGTCTGACTCAACCTTACAGAATGGTGCGTCCGTATGCTTAGGGCATGGACGAGACAGTGCCAGTACAGGAAGCGCGCGAGCAGTTCGCCCAGCTGCTGAACGGGACGCAGTGGCAGGACAAGCACATCGCCATCACTCGACACGGCAAGACAGCGGGCGTTCTCGTCCCACCGGACTGGTATGAGCAGGCCAGGCAAGCCCTTGACGCAACAGCCCCCTAGACCGGGTGACAGAAGATTTCGTAGGTGCCGCCGACGCGGCGCAGCCCAGGGTTTTCGTAGGGGCGCACGGCAGGCATCGTGACGACGCCCGCCCGGCCGATCACGAGCGTGTCCGTCGTCGAGCCGCGCAGCTCACGCTCCACCCAGCCCAGCACCTCGCCGGCCAGAGCGAACGCTGTCGCCCGATCAGCTGCGTACACGTCGATGTCGACCAGCATCCGAGCCAGACGCCCCGCGGCCATGTCGCCGCCGGGAACCTGCTCGATCTGGATCGTCGGCAGCTCGTTGACCAGGTTGTTGTCGAGTTCATCCCGCACCACCGCGTCAGGCCAGCGGGCCTGCGCGCGCGGGATCAGCTCGCCCTCGATGTCTACGACGGCGGCCACTAGTTCCGCCCGCCGATCTGCGCGGCCCGCAGCAGCACATGATGGGCACGGACCTTCTCAGTGCCGTACTCCACCCAGCGGGCGTAATACGAGGTGTTCCGCACGTAGCCGACCGCACGATCCCTGCGACGGCCGCCACGGTTCGTGGAGTCCGTCTCCCAGGACCGCTGGTAGTGCCCAGGGTCCGGGCTGTGCTCGTCGACCGGGGAAGTCGCCTGCGCGACACCCTTGATGACCTCGGCGCGGCGCAGCATCTCCGCCTGCATGCCAGGCATGCGCAGCATCTGCCCGACACCCTTCCTGTTCATCTTGAACCGTGCAGCCATCCACACCTCCCAGACGGGTCAGCCCGTGACACGGTCGGCGGCGAACTGGATCGGGCCACGAGTGCCGGTGAAGACGGAACGGCCCCAGTCGCCGGGCTCGCCGGTGATGTCACAGAGCACGCCCCGCACCATCGCCTTGTCCGTGGTGCGCAGGGGAAGCCGGGCATGCTGAGGCTGGCCCGGCGGCACGTACACGGTCCAGCCGACGATGACCGTGTCCCTGGCCTGCTGCTGATCCCCGCCCACCTGCGGAGTCTCCGCCCGCGGGGTCACAGCACACCCCTCGAGGTCGAACGACTCATCCGGACCAGGAAGCGACTGCCCGCGCGGGCCACGACCCGGAGAGCTGCCAGTGCGCACGATGCGCACCCTCTCCCCGAACGGGTACGGCATCAGCTGTACCCCCAGCCAGCCTCGAACTCGTCGGCGAAACCCGCGTCGTCGATCGGCCACGTCGGCGACGGATCCGCCGTCGCCGGGGTCGGATCCACCGTGAACGCCCCACCCCGGCCGGCCAGCGACTTGAGCGCAGCCTTGTCGTTCTTCGTCAGATACAGGCCGCCAGAGCCCTGAGGACGCTGCACCGACATGGGGCCGATCGTCTCGTAGGACACCTGCTGCGGATTGACGTAGGCGCGGCCTGCCACAGACAGGACAACCGCTTCCGCACCCTCAGGCAGCGGCTTCACGACCGTCTGGCACAAGGACACCGCCGAGGCGATCAGCAGATCGGCCCGGTTCCCGTCGATCTCACTCAGCCCCAGGTACAGGCCCAGCTGTTCGACAGTCGGAGGAGAGAACGCCACAGCAGCCTCCTACCGGGCCAAGCCCTCAACAGCAGACGTCCAAGCCGCCAGATCGGCCGCCGG